ATCCGCACCACAAGGTGTTACTACTAGCAGTGGGGATGTTGGTAAGTACGAATAAAAAAGGCTTGTTTTTAATTAAAAAAGGTTGTATATTGAATAGTAATGTATACGGTTATACCCATATTTAAAGATCCAAATTTACATCCATTACATAAAAACAATGGATTATCAGCCCTTTGGGTTCAACCAGAATCACAAGAAGAACCATTCTTTATAATTCAAAAACACCCTGATTCGGATAAGATTTTAGAAGATTATAAGTGGTTAGATAAAGAATTTATTTCAACACCTGATAAAAAATTATTAAATCATTTCTATAAATTTGAAACTGTTGTTGATAAAAACTTCATACATTGGACAGATACAGGTAAACCATTTGACAATAATATTCGTAATAATGCAATAGATTTCTTGAGTAGTAAGTTCTACAATGTTAAAAAACTCAACGAAATCATACCATTATGTAAACATAATGAGTATTGTAGTGAGGTTTATGAGAAAATGGCTAGAGCATATACAGGTGAAGGTGATGAATATATGAATGACGCTATTAAAGCATTTGGTTCAATTGAAAAGAATGGTATAAAAGTATCAGATGATGTATGTGATATATTTGACATAAGAGTAAAGAAACATATATCAGATGGTAAGTTATATACGAGATATAATTTATGGACATCAACTGGAAGACCTTCAAATGCATTTGGTTCAGTTAATTTTGCAGCATTGACAAAGGAACAAAGAAAGGCATTTATACCTGAAAATGATATGATGGTTGAGTTTGATTATGACGCATATCATTTGAGATTAATAGCTGATTTGGTTGGATACCATACATTTGATAAAAATTCAGTACATCAACATTTAGCAGATTGGTATGGTTGTTCATATGAGGAGTCAAAACAAAGAACTTTTAAGTTATTATATGGTGGAATTGATAAGAAAACAAGAGAAAAAGTACCATTTTTTGATTTAACTTATAGTTATATAAATAAGAAATGGAATGAAATAAATCGTTATAATTCTGTTCAAACTGATATTTATAGACGGAAACTATCATTCGAAAACTACGAAGATTTAAATAGAAACAAACTTTTTAATTATCTTATTCAAGCGAATGAAACAGAAACAAATATTGTTACAATAAATGAATTACAACACTATTTATTAGGGAAGAAAACAAAATTAGTTCTTTATGGATATGATAGTTTCCTATTTGATTTTTCTAAACAAGACGGAGTTATTGTATTGAAAGAAATTAAGAATATTTTAGAGAGAAATGGCCATATGACAAAATCACAAGCTGGTTTGAATTATGGGGAAATGAAGAGTATTTCCGAAAGGTTATAATGGAATTTAATATAGACAACATATTGACTGAATGGTCTTATCGAGTACCCACTGGTATAATAGATTTAAATGATCCATATCATATAGTAATACTTTCAGATATAATATATGAAGGAAAATACCCTCCAGGATTTGCAAAAAAAATGTTAGAAAAGGTAAACACATATGTTGATAATCACTATAATAGAAAATTAGGTAGAGTTGGTGAACCATGGGGATCTAAAGGAACACCGCCTGCTGATGATACAAAACATACACCTGAAAAAGAAGAAACAGAAGGTAAAAAATTAAATGATGTAGATAATGAACATTATAATGAGGGTGTTGATCCATCTGATGAAAACTATCAGAAACAAAAAGAAAAAACTGGAAGACCTCAAGATGCAAAATTAAAACCACCTGCGAAACCATTGACAAGAGAAGATATAGACCACATGTTTCCTCCTGGTATTCCTGATAAATATAAAGATGTAATGTTGAGGTTATTAAATTCAAATTTGAAAAATGCAAAAGGTAAAATTGATATTAAGATGAACGATGTTATGTCAGATGTTGGTGCTGGGGCAATGCCAGCACAAGCTGCTGAAATATTTACAATGATAGCAGCTAATATGGATGATGAACAATTTGAAGAATTTATGGGTACAATAGAAGAACATTATGGTAATCTTGAAAATCCAAATCAAGCTGTATTTGATCAAGATTGGAGAGAATCTATAAGAGGAGCTAGAGCTACTATTAGAGATTTTGCGGCACCTGACGAAATTGAATTTTGTGCTTGGGATACAAAAGGTGATGTTGAAGCTATGGGATTACCATATGGTGAAAAGGGATTTTCAACAGATGTATATTTTAGAACAAAATCAGGTAAATTAATTGAAGTTTCATTGAAAAAGGATACTGAAGTTATGTTATCATCACCGAGTGCCGGTGGTCATGTAAAAGAAAATATCTTAGGTGTAACAGGATTAACTAAAAAATATGATGCTATTGATGAAAAAATTAAAAAATTAAAAAAGAAAAAACCAAAGCCTGTAGAAGATATAGAAAAATTAACAGAACAAAGAGATGCTGTTTTTGAAGAAGCTACTGATAAACTATATGGAAAAGATAATCCAGCGAATCCATTTCATGCACAAAGAAAACAGAATGAAAGTACAGATAACATGATGGGTGGTCTTGATGAAACTCAAATTGATAATATTTCAAATATGTCTGATGACGATATAGATGAGATTCAGAAAAAAAACAAAACATCTCTTCCAGCGAAAGCTTATCCACCATCATATTTAAGGGGTAGTAGAGATTTAATAAATCATCTTAAACAAAGTGGATATGATGTACCACCAATTACAAGAGAACAATTTAATGAAGTTATGGATCCAAATCATCCAAATTATAATGAAGATGTAAAAAAAGCTCTTAGAATTAAAGGAACAACAACTGGAACTGGTGGTGATAAATTCTTTTCAAAAGTTGCTATGGCAACAAATAAATTATTAGCTGGTTCAGGCGATGAAAAAGCTCAACAAAGTGTTGAAAATCATATGAAAATAACTGAAGAGTTCGAAAAAAAATATTTAGAGGAAACTTTAAAAGATACGCCGGCTGGTAAAGAAATGAGAAAAGCTACTATGAAACTCATTCGTGAAAAATTCCCATTGAAAGCGATGATGGAAGGTGAAGAAGTTATGGCATTGGGTGGATTGGCGGGCTCGCCTGAAGTTTTTGAAGAAATGTTTGGTCTCAATCCAGATACAGGAAAACCATACACATATGATGAATTAGAAAAGAAACTTAAAATTAAAGATGGTAAATTGGTATTTACAGCAGAAGGTGGTGAAGAAATAGATATATGTTCTTTCCAAGTTAGAAATAAAGGAAGAGGGTATAATAATATAGAATCAGCTACACTTGAAATGAAAATACCAGATACTATGAAACAGAGAATATATTGTTCCAATCTAAAAGTAGCAGATAAAAAAGGAATATCAGAAGAAGAATTTAGAAAGAATTTATCAACTGTTGAGAAAAACCGACAAGATAAATTAGCTAGAGAATATGGAGCTTGTAAATAATGAGAACACAACTACTAGCCACATTTACAACTAAAAAAGATTTAGAAAACACTGTTAAGAGAATAACAGATGCTTATACAATTGCATTTAAAAAAGTATATGTGTTACAGAATGAAGATAATGTAGATGAATTAATATGTACATACAATGTAGATTTATCAAAAGGTGCAGATTATAATGATGTAAAAGGTACAATATCATTACATAGAAAGAAACATTCCAATACACTATATACAATAAACGCATTAAATGAAGTAATTGCAAATTTAAATAACGGACTTATAGATAGTAAGTTTATAGTGCCGTGGGAAAATTTTAAAAATACCTTAATGGTAACTAACTCAGATGGGTTAAATAAGATTTCAACTAGGATTTATAAAATAATTTCAGTTGATTAAAAAAAAAGCTTGTTTTGTATACGTAAAATGATATATATTATAAGTAATAATGGTTATATGGTTATAAGTTAACCATAAATGATAAAAGATAAAACATAAACATAGGAGAAATATATAATGGATATTTCACAAATAAAAAGTCGACTAAATCAGTTGCAATCACAAACTTCAACAACTAAAAACTTTTGGAAACCTGAACCAGGTAAACAAGTAGTTAGAATTGTTCCTTACAAACATAATAAAGCTAATCCTTTTATAGAATTATTCTTTCATTATAATTTAGGTAATAATAAAACTTATATGTCACCTGTTTCATTCGGTAGACCAGATCCAGTTCAAGAATTTGCTGACAAACTAAAATCTACAGGTGAAAAAGATGAATGGATTCAAGGTAAAAGACTTGAACCTAAAATGAGAACTTTCGCTCCTGTTATTGTTAGAGGTCAAGAATCCGAAGGTGTTAAGTTTTGGGGTTTTGGTAAAACTGTATATCAAGAACTTCTTGGTGTAATCGCAGATCCTGATTATGGTGATATTACTGACGCTGTAAATGGTAGAGATATTATGATTGAAAGACAGACTCCTGCTGAGGCTGGAAATCAATATGGTAAAACTACAGTGAGAGTAAAACCTAATCAAACTCCAATTACTGATAATAAAGAGCTGTTACAGACTATCTTTGATAATCAAGCAGAT